ATTAACAGCAGGTCACGCTCGTCATGGCACTGGCAGCGGTCGTTATGTCAGTGATGCTCACCGAGAAATTGAGCAGATGAAAAACCAGCATTATAAAATGTGGACCGCGATATTAAGTCAGCTCGCTTCTCATATAAAACGGGCCCAAAAAACCGGGGTCACAATGAACTTGAAGGATATTAACGATTTTGCCCGGGCACTGTCGAGTATCCAAACCGGTCGAAGATTGGTTGTTGATGCAAACTTAGGCCAGACTGACACTGAAGACCGGGCATTAAAAATTGAATACCAGTCCTTGAAAGACAAGATTAAATCGCTTAAAGGCGAGGCCATCGATGTTGATTACGATAAATGCGTGAAGGGTGGCACTGACGAAATCTGTGGTGACGCAGCAAATGAGGAAGACCTTAACGAGGACCTCAATGAGGACGACCTTGAGGACGACCTTAACGAGGAAGAGTAATTGGCGACAATTCAACTCGAGTACATACCTCATAAGTTTCAGCGCGATTTTCATTTAGCCGAGCAGCGAATCAAGGTTTGCGTTTGCGGTGCCAGGAGCGGCAAAACCTTAGCAGCCTCGCACGAATTCTTTGATAAATGCATAAGGCAGCCTGGATATACGCAGGAAGATATTCTCACAGGAAAGCCTTACACGGTTGTTTGTGCAGCGCCTACGTTTCGAATGATGGAACGTGTGGTTATGCCACAAACAGTTAAAATTGTCCCGAAAGAGTTGCATATCCGGGGATATCACCAGACAAAGAATTATATGCGTATGGAGGGTCTGAAGGGCGAGACTTTAATTTATTTCGCCAATGCATCCAATCCGGAAACCTGGCAAGGGCAAGAACTTTATGGTGTTTGGGTTGACGAATTCGCGCTGATAAAAGAGACCATGTTTTCCGAAATTGAAACCCGTGTTTCAAATAAAGGTGGGTGGATACTTTTAACTGGGACTTTAAGGCGTGGACCTGGCTGGGCACAAAAAAGGATAAAGGATTACGCTGAGACCGAAGATGGCGAAAAGGAAGTTTCTCTTACTCAGTGGAACACATCCGACAATCCATATTTTCCAACAAAACAACTTGAATATTTGAGGAAGACCACACCTGCAAAATATTTCAAACGTATGTATGAAGCTTGTTGGGATTCGTTTGAAGGTCAAATTTACGACGAGTTGAACCGAGAAGTGCATCTTGTGGATCGTTATGATTACACCTTTATTTTGCCGACACAACGGCGAGTTGGCGAAGGTGACAAACATATTAATCTTCAATATGTGACAGCAGGGGTTGACTGGGGACACACCCACCCTGGGGTTATTGTTGTCGCCGGCAGAGACTTTGAAGGGTGCTGGTATTTATTGTACGAAGAATATATTCAGGGATTGCTTGTCGGCCATCCGGATCCCACCGAGGATAGTTGGATAAAACGAGCGAGAAGTCTTATGGCCGATTGGGATATTCAGGATTTTTGGGCAGATCCTGAAGCGAGTCATAATATTGCAATGTTTCAAGCATCGAACTTACCTGTATCGAGAGCCAACAACCATGTCAATGACGGCATTATGTCGCTGGCGACTTTATTTCATCCTCACGAAGAAACTGGTGAACCGAGAATTTTAATCATGAGCGACATGAAAAACTCCATTCACGAGTTATTTAATTATCACTGGGAAGAAGATTCACTCACCGGAGGGACAAGAGAGCGCCCGGTAAAATCGTTTGATCATACTTGCGACGCGATTCGATATTTAATTCACAGTTCAATTACCTATGGCCAATTCACGTCTGAACCTATGTACGACGCATAAATAATCAGTTGACGATATCGGCACTCATTAACATACTTTAACGCATGAATAAATTAAGTTCAGATCAAAAATTATTTGATGAGTTATCGCAGCACCATCCTGAGTATGATAAATGGAAAAGTGAATGGCAGCTTTATTCTGACGTTCTCGGCGATCAGGGAGCTTTCAATAAAGAGCAATATTTGCCCAAAGGCAAGAGTGAAAACGTTTCACTTTATAAGCTTCGTACGAGCCTTGCCGAGTTTATCCCAGATTCACCTTTGGCGATTGACAAGATGGTTGGTGCCTTGTTTAAGGACAAGCCCAAGCGTGAACTTAAACCTCATTCAGGGTTGGATGAATTTGTTGAAGACGTTGATCTTGAAGGTTCGAAGATGGACGAATTTCAAAAGAAGATCCTGGATCAGCTTCTTGGCTACGGATGTATTCGCTGTCTGATAAATACAAAATATCCAGACGATATCAAAGGCAATCTCACCAGGAAACAAGAACAGGTTTACAACGTAAGACAGTACGCCATTTTGTATAATCCACTTTCTGTCATTGACTGGGATTACGATAAATACAATGCCTTAAATATGGTTCGGCTAATAGAATCCGAAGAAAGAGCAAAACCAGATCGAAGCCATGTAAAGATTCAGCGATTCATTGAATACACAAGAGAGACTGTTGAGTGGTGGGAGTTTGAAGAAGTAGAAGGTAGATGGACGCGAATTGGCACCGACAAGCGTGAACACGGATTGGGTGTCGTGCCCATGGTTTGTGTTAACCTGCGTAAAATATCACGAATGGTGGGTAAGAGTTTCATTCGTTATTCTGCAAGGGCCGACATTCAGAAGTTTCAAGCCGAGAGCGATCTTGCCTACGATACTTACGTGCATGCACACCCGAGCTTAAAAGTTCACACAAAACGTAAGCTGTCTGAGATTGGCGTTGGGGCAAATAGTTACAATAAACTCAGCCCTGAGAATCCAAAGGAAGATATTAGTTATATTGTCCCACCCGAAAGTTGCTTCTCTTCGTTGAGACACCAGATTAACGAGAAGCGAGCTGCAGTTTACCGGCAGGCTAAGACGGATCCCATGGGTGTTGTTGAGGCCAGCAATAATATATTCCAAGCCTCCGGAGTCGCCAGAGCGTGGAGCTTCGGTACCTCTGAGGCGCGAATTTTGACTGATCTTGCAGACAAAATGGAAGATATCGAAAGGCTTATCTTTGAAGTCGTGCTGAGGTATCAAACCCCTACCGTTGCATCGGCAGAGGACAAACTGTTCAGTGGCTCAATTCAATATCCAGAAGAGTTCGATCTGGCGTCAGTTCAAGACCTGCTCAACGATTCAGTTGTAATTAAAGAGCAGATTAACTCACCACTTCTACTTCGCACTATTTATAAGCGCATCGCAGCTTCAAAGATCGGCAACACTAGTACTGAAATATTAAATAAGATCTTTTCTGAAATCGACAAAAATGAAATTCTCGGTATGGATTTGGAGGTGCCACTCGACATGCCACCGCCTTTCGAAAACGACGAAGAAGAGGACGACGATAGCGACGAAGGTTAATAATTCGTTGACCAGTGTGGTCCATATGATTATCATTCATATTTTTATTACAAGGATTTAATTATTTTATGCCAGACGACGTAAACAAAACCGCGCAAGATTCTGGAAACGATGCAAACCAGGATTCGAAGACCACTTCTTCTGACAAACAAGACAATCAGAACAAAGGGCCTGAAGATCAAACCAACGAATCTTACGTAACGCCCGGTACGTTAAAATCTCTCATGGCTGCAAGAGACCGAAAACTTAAAGAACAGTTTGACAGTTTCCAGGGAAGCCAAACCGAGTTTAACACGTCAATCACATCAAAAATTGAAGCGTTATTGCCGTTCCAGAAAGACCAGGACAACAATAACGATAAAGGCAACGAGAAGAAGAAACAGATTTCTCCTGAATATCTCGACCTCAAAAGGGAGCACGAACAATTATTAAAGTCCTTTGGCGAGGAGAAGAAGCAGGTTGGAGATCTGAAGAAACGGGAACGTGATTTTCGGTTTGAGACGCAAGTTAAAGATGCGCTCAACACAAACGGTTGTGTAAAAACTGAATATGCTTTTCAAGTTATTAAAGACAAATTAAAACTCGATGAGAGTGGTAACAAGGTTTATGCGATAGTTGATACTGATGGCGGAGAGGTTGAACTTACCGCCCACCAGTATGTGAAAGATTATGTTCGCGAACAGATGTTGCCAGAATTCTTTAGCGGTACTCATCGCCCAGGCAGCCCAGCTTCGGGTGATGGAAACTCGTCCGGCAATTATGAATTTACCATTGAACAACTTAGGGACTCTGAATTTTATATGGCCAATCAAGAGAAAATCGAAAAAGCTCTTAATGAAGGCCGTGTGAAATTGAGTTAGATATAGGAGGCTACTATGGCATCAACTAGTGCTGTATACCCACCGGAGATATGGGCCAATCAGTCATTGGCTATTCTTTCGGACAATCTCGTTATGGCTCGCTTGGTTAACCGGGATTTTGAGAACGAAGTCCAGGCTTATGGTGATCTTATTCACACAAGAAAACCAACCAAATTATCCGTTCAAACCCAATCCGTACAAAGCGCAACTGATGGTTATGCAGATCAAAAGGTCACACCTGTAAATTTGCAGGCAACCGACCTGAGCATTTCGCTCAACGTTCATGACTATACGTCCTATTTGATCTCTGATCGTGAATCTGCAATTTCTCTTAAAGAGCTCAAAACTGAGTTTCTTGAGCCTGCAGTGCAACCTCTTGCGCAAAACGTTGACGATGCAATCATGACCGAGTTTTGCACCGGTGCCGACTATGACGGAAGCTCAACTGTTGGCAATGCGGCTGTTACTGGTCAAGGTGCTGGAGCCGCGATGGACGAGGATGACGTTACTGTTGCTGTTGAAACGCTCAACTCGCAGCAATGTCCTTTTCTGGGTCGATCTATGGTTCTTTGTACTGGTCATCATGGCGACATGTTGAGGGCTGATATTATGCAAAGAGTTGACCAGTCTGGTTCTTCTAGCGTTCTTCGGGATGCTACTGTTGGCCGGATTTTCGGGTTTACTTCCTACATGAGTCAGAATGTGCCAGTGGCTGCCGATACTGCTGGGACCGAACAGTCTTTGTGCTTCACACGCGATGCACTCACTTTGGTCGTTCGTCCACTTGGATCAATTCCGCCTGGTATCGGTGCTAGCGGTTTTGTTGCTTCGGCTGGTGACATTTCAATCAGAGTGGTTGAAAGTTACGAGACGCTCTATGGTGGAATCGTAATGAAGTTCGAAGTGCTTTATGGCGTTCAGCTTCTCGATTCAAACTTTGCAACTATAATCAACCCTTAAGGATTTCATAGTTTGCTTTGGCCCGGGTTAACGCTCGGGCTATTTTTTTTTAATTTATTTTAATATTTCTCTTGACTTTAATAGAAATTTCTCCTACAAGCAATTATAGTTAATGTTTTTAAATGTGTTTGCAGGAGACAATAAATGCAAAGAATCAAAGAATTGCCGTCGCCGATACCGCCCAACAATGGATCGAAAACCGTTGGTTCAGTAAAAACTATTTCTAGTGCTGTTAATTCATTGGGATTGCAGATTGATGGCGCAACAAGAAAGACAGCAAGCCTCTGGCAAAAGATTAGCGTGTTGCCGGCAGACGAAAAGACCCGTCTTGCTGGAATGGGATTCGATTGCCAAAAAATTCAAGACATCCAAGGGACACTGTTGGGTGCGAAACGCTGGCTGCATAAACTGAAGAGCTGTCTGCCACGAAGGGTAAAGAAGAAGGAATAAATGAATGCACGAATTATTGAATTTGACATCGACGACACGTTAACAACAAGTTCGGATTTAAATTTTGACGACAAGGCTGGTTCGTATATATATCGAAAACCAGACGAGAAAATGATCAAACTTGTCAAACAGGCCCATCAGCAAGGTTGGACCGTAATAATTCACACCGGTAGGCGCGAACCTCAGAGGCTAATCACTGAGTCGTGGTTAGAGCAACACAATATCCCGTATCACTTTTTGCATATGAATAAGCCTCTTTGTACTTATCGAATAGACGATGTGAATATTAGCTCGTCGGGATTCAAGGACATAATTGACAAAGAGATTTGGGAATGAAACCGAAACCATACGCCGGCCCTCTCAGCATTTCCAACTATTGGGGCAAACATACTGGGGAAGATATTTATGTTGTTGGCACCGGTACGAGTCTAGAAAACTTCGATTTCTCGCATCTTAAAGGCAAAATCACAATCGGATTAAACGCGGCCATTAAATATTTACCTTTGACTTATCACCTTTACTCAGACACGCAACTATTTCGGCAATACCTAAAGTTGAAGTTTAGCTCGGGCACGGTAATCGTTTGCCAGAACACTGTGGCAAAAAACGCTAAAGAAACAAAATACGATAAATGTAAATTCAAAGATCAACTTCGAGTCTTTCATCATACCAGTCGAGCGAAGGGTATTACTAAAGAAGACAATGGGTTGTTTGTTAATTCTACCGTTGCGACCGGTGGGTTAATGATGGCGTACAAGCTTGGCGCAAAACGAATTTTCATAATGGGCGTCGATGGGTATTGCTATAAAGATAAATATTATCTCGACGGATCTCAGAAGCCAAACAATAAAAACCGGAAACATGAAGTCGTTAAAGGCAAGATTATTCAAGATAGACACACAAATTGGGACAAGCAAATGTCAGAATTGAAGGTCTGGTTTGACGAGCAAAAGTTCGAAAATGTTTTTAATCTAAATCCGCTTTCTGAAATTAAAGCATGGCAGAAAGTACCACCGGAGGAAGTGTTTAATGAATAAGATCGCAATCGTTTGCTGTCCGGGCACAACGCTCAAAAATTATGACGACAGCCTGCCTTTGGATAATTGGCCGCGCATTGTTGTCAACTCTGCGATTCGTGGGGTTGGGAAAGCGACACATTGGGTAATTACACATCCGTCTGCACTTTCTGACGGCGCTGGATTTATATCTGACAAAATAACCAACTATTCAGTAGAAGCTGCAATGGAACCTGCAAAACGGCAATTAAAGAAGGTGAAGAAGTTAAAGGCAATTTCGATACCCTCTGCTGTTTATGAAGTAACCAAAGAGCTTGGCATTACAAAGATTTATTGGTTTGGACTGGACTGCTATTGCGAGAAAGGCAGTTATTATTTCGATGAAACGAAAATCCACCATCTAACTGAAAGAAGGATCCAGAGAAGACAACGAGTCCGTGATATCCCCGAGCGATTGTTTGTCACACCAAAACTGGAAAACCTTATCAATAGGTTTAATCGCGTCGCCCATGCTGGCGAAATAGGAACGATTGAACAGTATTGTGTCGGCTCGGAATATTCACAGCAAAAGATTATTCAAAACATCGACTTAGAGACGTTTCAAGAAATGGTTGCAAACGACGCTTCTGAAGAATATGTCCCGCCACCAACGACAGAAGAACTCGAGGTGCCAAAACGAAAACCTGGCAGGCCAAAGGGTTCAAAGAAAAAGAAGATTAAGGAAGTTATTG